AGTAAAAGCGTATGCACAAGACGCATTGTCTCAGTCAAAGAGAAGTAAGTATCAAGACCTAGTAAAAGGTGAGATGCTTGCAAGACCTACATTAGAAATCATACAAAAAGAAACAGGTATTAATCCTTTTGTGTTACCACAAGATGATTTACCAAATACGGATGAAGAACTTTCATTATATATGCAGTTAAACTATAAACCTGCAATAGAGATAGCAGAAGAAGAAGCTATCAATACTATATTGGAAGAGAATCATTATGCAGATTTAAGAAAAAGATTAGATTATGATTTAACAGTTTTAGGTATATCTGTAGCTAAACATGAATTTTTACCAGGAGCTGGTGTTGAAATATCTTATGTAGACCCAGCAAACGTGGTATATAGTTATACAGAAGACCCTCACTTTAAAGATTGTTTTTATTGGGGTGAGATTAAAACATTACCTATAACTGAACTTATCAAGATAGACCCAACACTAACTAGAGAAGACCTTGAAGAAATAAGTAAATACAGCCAGAGCTGGTATGATTATTATAATACAGCTCAGTTTTATGAGAATGATATTTTCTACAGAGATACTTGTACTTTAATGTATTTTAATTATAAGACCACAAAAAAGATGGTGTATAAGAAAAAGATATTAGAAACAGGAGGGAATAAGGTTATAGAAAAAGATGATACTTTCAATCCACCAGAAGAAATGATGGAGGAAGGAAGATTTGAAAAGATAGAAAAGACAATAGATGTTTGGTATAATGGCGTTATGGTTATGGGTACCAACATTATGTTGAAATGGGAGCTAGCTCAAAATATGGTTAGACCAAAGTCTGCAAGTCAGCACGCTTTACCTAATTATGTAGCTGTAGCACCAAGAATGTATAAAGGAGTAATTGAATCTTTAGTAAGAAGAATGATTCCTTTTACAGACTTAATACAAATGACACACTTAAAACTACAACAAGTTATTTCAAGAGTAGTTCCAGATGGTGTGTATATTGATGCAGATGGATTAAATGAAGTAGATTTAGGAACAGGGAATGCATACAATCCTGAAGATGCGTTAAGATTATATTTCCAGACAGGTTCTGTTATTGGTAGGTCTTATACCCAAGAAGGAGAGTTTAACAATGCAAGAGTTCCAATACAACAATTAACCTCTAATTCAGGAGCATCAAAAACACAGATGCTTATTACTAATTACAATCATTATTTAAATATGATTAGAACAGTAACTGGATTAAATGAAGCAAGAGATGCTTCAACACCTGATGCTAATGCTTTAGTTGGTTTACAAAAACTAGCAGCATTAAATTCAAACACCGCTACTCGTCATATCTTAGACGGTAGTCTTTATATTTATAGAAGTATATCTGAAGCATTAACGTATAGAGTCGCTGATATATTAGAATATGCAGATTTCAAAGATGATTTTGTAAATAAAATCGGAAAGTATAATGTAAGTATTCTGAATGACATATCTGATTTATATGTATATGATTTTGGTATTTTCATTGAAGTTGCTCCAGATGAGGAAGAGAAAGCTAAACTAGAGCAAAATATTCAGATGGCATTATCTAAACAAGATATTAATTTAGAAGATGCAATAGATATAAGGGAAATTAAAAATATCAAACTTGCCAACCAATTATTAAAATTAAAGAGAAAGCAAAAACAAGAGAAGGAGCAACAACAAGAAATGCAGAAACAAGCAATGGTTGCTCAACAACAACTCAAAGCACAAGAGATGGCTTCACAGCTTGCGTTACAAAAACAACAAGCAGAACTTCAAGGTAAGATGCAATTGAAACAAGCAGAGATTGCATTTGAGATTGAAAAGCAAAAGAATGAAGCGTTATTGAAGAGTCAATTGATGCAGCAAGAGTTTGATTACAATATGCAACTGAGAGATATATCTGAAAAAGCTTTATCAGACAGAGAAAAGTCAAGAGAAAAAGCAAAGTCAAATAGAATCAGTCAGCAAAACTCTGAGCAATCTCAATTAATCACACAGAGAAAAAACAATTTACCACCTCAAAGGTTTGAATCTAATGAAGACTCGTTAGACGGGTTTGATTTAGCAGAATTTGAACCAAAATAGGTGAATAATTTGAACGATATTTATTATTAACTTTGTAAAAATTAAATCAAATGGAATTAAAAGTAAGAGCCTTAGATGGCACAGAAGAAAAATCTGTTCAAGAAGTTGAGCAGGAACTGCTTGAAAAAGCAGAAGGAACACCACAGGAGGAAGCTCCAGTGGAGGAAACAAAGGAGCCGGTGGCAGAACAAACTGTTGAGCCAGAAGCTCCAGCTCAGTCCTCAGAGTTAAGTGAGGAAGACGTTCTTTCATATATTAAAAATAGGTACGATAAGCAGATAGATTCTGTAGAGCAATTGTTTGAAACTACAGAAACCAATCAAGAGTTACCAGAAGATATTGCTGCTTATTTAGACTACAAAGAAAAAACAGGTCGTGGAATTAATGATTATGTTAAATTAAACAGAGACTTTAATTCTATGAATGAAGAAGATTTGCTAAAAGAATATTACTTAGCTACTGAAGAAGCCATTGATGAAGATGATGTAGATATTTTCATGAGTGAGTTTGATTATGATGAAGAAGTAGATGAAGAAAAAGAAGTTAAGAAAATAAAATTAGCAAAGAAGAAAGCGATTGCAAAAGCTAAGAAGTTTTTCAATGAACAAAAAGAAATGTATAAACAGCCACTTGAGTCAAGCACGGCTGGGATTTCTAAGGAGGACAAAGAAGCACTGGAGGCTTATCAGCAATATATAAATGAGTCTAAGACTTATGAAGAGGAGACTAACAAGAAAAGAGATTGGTTCTTAAAAAAGACCAATGAGGTTTTCAACGATTTCAAAGGTTTTGATTTCAAATTAGGTGAAGACAAAATTGTTAGTTATAAACCTACTAATGTGGATGAGATTAAAGAATCTAATTCAGATGTAAATAAATTTTTTACAAGTTTTCTGAATAAAGATGGTTTACTCGAAGACGCAAAAGGATTTCATAGGGCATTGACTATCGCACAAAATCCTGAAAGATTTGCAAAGTTTTTTTACGAGCAAGGACTTTCAGATGCAACGGAGGATGTCACTCGTAAAATTAAAAATGTAAACATGAGTGATAGAAAAACACCAGAAATTGCTAAAAAGGATGGAGTGCAAATTAGAGCGTTAAATCAAGACTCAGGTCGAGGTTTGCGTATTAAAAGTAAAAAATAATATAAACAATTTAAAAATTTAAAATTATGGCAGGTTCAGTTCAAGCAACTCCAGGATATGATTTACAGCCGTCATCACAACAGGTGCCATTGGCTACAAATTATATTACGAACTTTGACTTCTTAAATCAGTATCTTCCTGATACTTATGAAAAGGAGTTTGAAAGATACGGAAACAGAACAGTTAGTTCGTTTCTAAGATTAGTAGGTGCAGAGCTTCCTTCAAATTCTGACTTAGTAAAATGGGCAGAGCAAGGAAGACTTCACACTAAATATTCAAGTGTAGGTACAGGAGCATTAGTAAATGCAGACTCAGCTACATTCCAAGTAAATGACACAGGTGTTCCAGCATTCACTTCAAGCAACGGTATTGCTTTAAGAGAAGGACAAACAATTGTAATTGTTCAAAATGGTGGTACAGGTGTAAACAAAGGGATTGTTACAGATGTAAATGTTGCTAGCAATCAATTTGATGTAGCTTTCTATGAAGCAGGTGGTTTAGTTACTGCTGGTACAGGATTAGGTAATGCTGATGTTACTGTATTTATTTATGGTTCTGAGTTTAAAAAAGGTTCAGTTGGTATGTCTGGTTCATTAGAGGCAGATGACGTAATCTTTGAAAATTCACCAATTATCATTAAAGATAAGTATTCTGTAAACGGTTCTGATATGGCTCAAATCGGTTGGGTTGAAGTAACTACAGAAAATGGTGCATCAGGATATTTATGGTATTTAAAATCAGAGCATGAAACAAGATTAAGATTTGACGATTATCTTGAAACATCAATGATTGAAGCAGTTCCAGCTGAGGCTAACTCAGGTGTAGTTGATGCAGCAGTAAACCCTAACTATGGTAATAAAGGTTCTGAAGGTATCTTCTATGTTGTAGAAAACAGAGGAAACGTTTGGGCAGGTGGTAACCCATCTACTATTACAGAGTTTGATACAGTTATCTCAAGATTAGATAAGCAAGGTGCTATTGAAGAAAACGTTATTTTCTTAAACAGAGACTTTGGTTTTGATATTGATGATATGTTAGCTGCACAAAACTCTTATGGTGCAGGTGGTACTTCTTATGGTCTATTTGACAATGATAAAGAAATGGCTCTTAACTTAGGATTCACTGGATTCAGAAGAGGGTATGATTTCTATAAGTCAGATTGGAAATATCTAAACGACCCAACAATGAGAGGTGGTTTACCAACAGGTGCAGGTTCAGGTACAATCAATGGACTATTAGTTCCAGCAGGTTCTACTTCTGTGTATGACCAAATCTTAGGTAAGAATGCTAAAAGACCATTCTTACACGTAAGATATAGAGCGTCAGAAACTGAAGATAGAAAATACAAAACTTGGATTACAGGTTCTGCAGGTGGAGCGATGAATAGCGACTTAGACGCTATGGAAGTTCACTTCTTATCTGAAAGATGTGTATGTACTATGGGTGCAAACAACTTCTTCATTTTTGAAGACTAATATTTAATAAAGAGAGTGGGTGTCTTTAAAGACACCTTCTCTTTTTTTGTTTAAAATTTAAATTAAATCAAATGAAAAAAAACGAAACATACGTAGATAAAGTCTACAGATTAACAAAAGATGCAGCACCACTTTCTTATATGCTGCCAACAAGAAACTCACAAAGATTTCCTTTATTATGGTTTGACGAAGAAAGAGGAGAAAACAGAGCGTTAAGATATGCTCGAAACCAAAAGTCTCCTTTTGAAGACGAACAAGATGGAAATGCTATTGTAGAACCTGTTATTTTTGAAGATGGGTTTTTGAGAGTTCCAAGAACAAATCAATCTTTACAAAAATTTTTACATTATCATCCGTATAATGGCAAAAAGTTTAATGAAGTAAATGAAGCTAAAAATGCAGAAGTAGAAATTCAATCACTTAACTTAGAAGTAGAGGCATTAATACAAGCTAAAGAATTAACAATTGAGCAGTCAGAAACATTATATAGAGTATTGTTTGGAAAAGACCCTTCAATGGTTTCTTCTTCTGAATTAAAAAGAGATTTACTTATTTATGCTAAAAGACAGCCAGGTTCATTTTTAAATGCTATAAGTGACCCTATGTTGAAGCTTCAATCTACAGTACAAAGCTTTTTTGATAATAAGCTTTTATCTTATAGAAATAACAAAAGAGATGTATACTTTAACTTAGATTCTAATAAAAAGAAACTAACAACCATACCTTATGGTGAAGACCCTATAGATATTCTATGTGGATTCTTCCAATCAGATGAAGGTGTAGAGGTTTTAAAATTTTTAGAAAAAAAGGCAACATTATAAATTTTATTGTATATTAGACAAGTAATGAGAATTTTGTTATCATAATATAATAATTTATGGTTAGACTAAGGAGAGGTTCTATTTTTAGAGCCTCTTTTTTTTTTAGTTATCTTTGTAGAAAGAATTTTTAATATGATAAATTCAGTAAGAAATACCGTATTATCTATATTGAATAAGAATAACTATGGATACATTTCTCCATCAGATTTTAACCTGTTTGCAAAGCAAGCTCAGTTAGATATTTTTGAAGATTATTTTTATCAATATAATTATCAGATTAGCAAGGAGAATGTTCGTCAATCAGGTACAGGATATGCGGACATTACAAAGGGATATGAAGAGGCTATAAATATATTTTCAGTTACAAAATTTTTAACACACGATTCTGCAAACAACTTTTTTTCTCCAAGTCAAACAACAACTGGAGATGATTTTTATTTATTAAATAAGGTATTATGTTATACAAGCTTGTTGGCAAGTGGAAACAACAGTGCTGTTGTAGCAAATCAATTGCAAGATGCAAGTGCTACATTTAGTTCAGATGGTGTTGCAGTAGGTGATATTGTTGCAAATACAACAACAAATAAAACAGCTACAGTTACAAGTGTAACAAATACCAATCTAGGATTATCAGCAGATATATTTACAGCAACTCCAGAAGCTTATGTGGTTTATGATGACGCAGTAGTAAATGAAGCAGAGAAAGTTACACATAGTAAAATCACAATGTTAAACAATTCTTTATTAACAAAACCTAGTGATTTATTTCCTGCATATACGCAAGAGTCAAGTAAATTAACTGTATTTCCAACAAGTATAAACCAGATGGGGGCAGTTCTTTGTCAATATATAAGATACCCTAAAGCTCCAAAATGGACATGGGTTTCTTTATCTGGTGGAGAGCCTGCGTTTAATAGTTCAGCTTCAGACTATCAAGATTTTGAATTACCATTAGAAGATGAGCCAACGTTAGTAATGAAGATATTACAATTTGCTGGAATGTCTATTAGAGAAATACAAGCTGTGCAGTTTGCACAAGCTCAAGAACAAGCAGAAACGCAAAAAGAAAGATAATAAATTATGGCATATATAAGTCAATATCAATATTATGAAAATGGAGGAAAATCTCCAGAAAGTGCAAATTGGGGTTCATATCAATATGTGAGTTTACACGATATTGTAAACAACTTTATGTTAATGTATGCGGGCAATCATAGTTTAATAAACAATGAAGAGAGATATAAAATATTATTTCACGCAAAAAGAGCAATACAAGAACTAAACTATGATGCATTTAAAGAAATTAAAATATTAGAGCTTCAGGTTTCTGATACTTTAAAATATGTATTACCTCCAGATTATGTAAACTGGGTAAGAGTTTCTTTATATGAAAATGGTATACTTAGACCATTGACTGAAAACATACAAACAAATTATTCTGATGCGTATTTACAAGACAATACATATAGAATATTATTTGATGAAGATGGAAGTGTATTAAATCCTGAAACATCTAAGATAGATTATGATAGAATTACAGGCGTAAAGAAAAGTATTTACTTAAATGATAATAGTCCTTTTAATAATGCAGAGGGATATTACTATGATGGTTTATGGTATTTTGATTATACGATTGGCTCTCAGTTTGGTTTAAACACTGAGACTGCAAACTTCAATGCTACGTTTAAAATAGACAGCAAGAATGGTGTAATCAACTTTAGTTCTGATATGTCTGATAAGTTTTGTATTGTAGAATATGTTTCTGATGGAATGGAAAATGGAGATAACAGTAAGATAACTGTAAACAAAATGTTCGAAGAATATGTATATGCATATATTGAGTTTTCTATTTTAAATTCTAAATTAGGTGTTCAAGAATATATTGTAACAAGAGCAAGAAGAAGAAAGCAAGCTCTTTTAAGAAATGCTAAAATCAGAATCAGTAATATTCATCCTGGAAGATTGTTAATGAATCTAAGGGGACAAGCAAAATGGATAAAATAACATGGCTAAT